CAAGCGCGAATGGCGGCCGAAGCCCGGCGTGCGCCACGAAGCGCTCGACGCGCGGGTGTACGCCTACGCGGCTCTGCGTGCGCTGATCTCGATGGGGCTGTCGCTCGACAACGAAGCGGACCGGATTGCGGCGCTCCGCAACGAACAACAGCAGGCGGCGCCGGCCGCACCGCAGGAGCGGCGCTGGCTGGGGGACCGGACCAAGGAATGGCTCAAGCGATGAAGATCCGAGGCATGCCGGCGGAAATGGCCCGTCCGCAGTGGGAATACACGGTGGTGACCGCCGAAGCCGAATCCCCGGACCTGCTCGCCGACTACGGTGCCCAAGGCTGGGAGCTGGTGGCGGTAGTGCGCGAAGCCGGCTCACGCGCGACGTTCTACTTCAAGCGGCGGAGGCAGTGAATGGCTTGGAGTCAACAGCAACTCGATGCGATTGAAGCCGCCATCGCCAGCGGCGAGCTGACCGTCCACTTCGGCGACCGCACGGTCACCTACCGCTCGATGGATGACCTTCTCAAGGCACGCGCCGTAATCAAGGATGCGCTTGAAAGCGAAGCGGGCACGGCGCCGGATCGCTTCAGCTTCGCCCAAACCAGCAAGGGATGAACTGGCTCGACAAGGCTATCGCGTGGGTGGCGCCGGAGGTGGGCCTGCGCCGGTTGCGCGCGCGCCGCGCCGCTGAGCTGGTGCGGCTGGCCTACGAGGGCGCCCGGACGGGCCGGCGCACCGACGGCTGGATCACCACCGGTAACTCAGCCAACGCCGAGATCGCGCAGGCGCTCACGAAGCTGCGCGAGCGCTCGCGGGATCTTATCCGCAACAACCCATACGCCGCGCGGGCCGTGGCGGAGGTCGTGGGCAACGCCATCGGGACCGGGATTACGGCGCAGGCGCGCACCGGCGACCAGAACCTGAACCGCGAGATCGATCGCGCATGGTCGGAATGGATTGAAGAGTGCGATGCGGACGGGCAGCTCGATTTCTACGGCATCCAGGCGCTGGTCGCCCGGACGGTGTTTGAGAGCGGGGAGTGCTTGGTTCGATTCCGGCAACGGCGGGATGGCGACGGCTTGAAGGTTCCCGTCCAGTTGCAGGTTCTGGAGCCTGACTACCTGGATCAGTCGAAGACGCAGAAGACCGAGACGGGCTACATCATCCAGGGCGTCGAGTTCGACCTGGTGGGACGGCGCATCTACTACTGGCTGTTCGGCAGCCATCCCGGAGAGGTGACGCAGACCTCATTGCGCGGGAGCCTCACGAGCGCCCGCGTGCCCGCCTCCGAGGTGCTGCACGTTTATCGTAAAGACCGGCCCGGTCAGGTGCGCGGGGTGCCGTGGCTGGCGCCGGTGGTCATTACGCTGCGCGACCTCGATGAGTACGAAGAAGCCGAGCTGGTGCGCAAGAAGATCGAGGCCTGCTTTGCGGCCTTCGTCACCCAGCCGCACGGTCCCGAAGGTCCCAGCATCGGCCCGGCGGCCACCGAGCCTGCGACCGGCAAGCGGATCGAGTCGTTCGAGCCGGGCATGATCGAGTACCTCAGGCCGGGTGAGGAGATCACGTTCTCGACGCCGAGCCATGTGGCCGGCTACCGGGATTACGTCGCCGCCAAGCAAGCCACCATCGCCACCGGCTTGCAGCTCACTTACGAGCAGTTGACCGGCGATCTCTCGCGGGTGAACTACTCGAGCTACCGCGCCGGCTTGCTCAGCTTCCGCAACGGGATCGAGGCCTTCCGGTGGCTCGTCTTCATTCCGATGTTCTGCATCCCGGTGTGGGAGCGGTTTCTCGCCGTCGCGTTCACCGCTGGGGAGATCTCGCAGACAGGACCATTCAAGGCCGAGTGGACGCCGCCGGGCTTCGGCAGCGTCGATCCCTACAAGGACTCGCTGGCGACGCTCAACCGCATCCGCACAGGCACGCTGACCCTGCGCCAGGCCATCGCCGAACAAGGCTACGACCCGGACGCGCAGCTGGAACAGATCGCTGAGATCAACCGGCTGCTCGATGAGAAAGGCATCGTGCTCGATTGCGACCCGCGGCGGGTGACGCAGAGCGGGACCCAGCAGAAGGAGCTTCAAAATGACCCTCAAGAGAGAGCGGCTGGAAGCACGGTTTGAGGCCCTTGCTCCAGCCGACCATGACGAACGCACGGCGACACTCACTTGGTACACCGGCGCCGCCGTCCGGCGCTACGACGCGCGCGGTCCTTACGAGATGCGTTTCTCGATGGAGCCGGGTGCGGTGCGGCTGGAGCGGCTGGCGAGCGGCTCGGCGCCGCTTTTGAACTCGCACCGCGACTACACCGTGGCCGACGTGATCGGCGTGATCGCCAAGGCCTGGATCGAAAGCGGCGCGGGCAAGGCGATCGTGCGTTTCTCCAAACGGGAGGATGTCACCCCGATCTGGCGGGACGTCGAGGACGGCATCCTGCGCAACGCCTCGATGGGCGTGGCCATTCACGCGCTCAAGGACGTAACGCCCGAGGGAGCCGCCCTGCGCGAGATCCTGGTCACCGACTGGGAACCCGAGGAGGTTTCGCTGGTGCCGATCGGCGCGGACCCGGGCGCGGGATTCAAGTTCGAACGGGCAACTGGCCCACAGGAGCAAACGATGGAAGAGACCATCACCGAGACGGGCGGAGAAGCCCGTAACGAAGTGAACATGGATGCGGAGCGGCAGTCCGCAGCGCTGGCCGAGCGGACCCGCATCCTGGAGTTGGACAAGATCGGACGGGCGGCCAAGCTCGACGCCCGGCTCATCGCCGAGCACATTGAGCGCGGCACCGCGGTGGAGGAGTTCCGCCGGCTGGCGCTCGATGAGCTGGCGCGGCGCAGCGAGGAGACGCCCATTCGCAGCGCCACTGCCATGGTGACCCGCGACGAGGCGGACACGCGGCGCGCCGGGATCGCGGCCTCGCTGCTTCACCGCTATGACCCGAAGCTGTTCCCGCTCAAGGAGGACTTGGGCAGGGACTGGCTTGGCATGACGCTACTTGACCTGGGGCGGGAGTGCCTGGAGGCCGCCGGTACGCGCACGCGGCGCCTGAGCCGCAACGAGATCGCCAAGCTCGCCCTCAGCACCTCGGACTTCCCCTACATCCTGGCGGACGTGGCCAACAAGACCCTGCGCCAGGCTTACGAGGCGTACCCGCGAACGTTCTTGCCCTTCTCGCGGCGGCGGACGGCGGCCGACTTCAAGAACATCAACGCGCTTCAGCTCGGCGAATCGCCGGCGCTCCAGAAGGTCAACGAGAAGGGCGAGTTCACCTACGGCTCGATCGCCGAGTCGAAGGAGACCTACAAGCTGGCCACCTACGGGCGTATCGTCGGGATCACCCGCCAGGTGATCATCAATGACGATCTGGGCGCCTTCACGCGCATCCCGGCAGGCTTCGGCGTGGCAGCGGCCACGCTCGAGAGCGACACCGTCTGGGGCATCATCACCTCGAATCCCGCGATGGGCGACGGCGTGGCGTTGTTCCACGCCAACCACGCGAACCTCAACACCGGCTCAGGGAGCGCCTTGGGCTTGACCGGCTTGGGCGCGGCCATGGCCGCCATGGCCAAACAGAAGGGCCTCGACGGCGCCACCACGCTGAACGTGCAGGCCCGGTATCTAGCCGTGCCGGTGGCGTTGCAGCTCACTGCCTTTCAGCTTGTGGCGGCGAACCTGGCGCCGGCGCAGACGGCCAACGTGGTGCCCGAATACATCCGGGCGCTCACGCCGGTGGCCGAACCGCGCCTGGACGCGGCGAGCACCACGGCCTGGTACCTGTTCGCCTCGCCCGATCAGATCGACACCATCGAATACGCCTATCTCGAAGGGCAAGACGGCGTCTACATCGAGACGCGCCAGGGCTTTGAGGTGGACGGCGTTGAGATCAAAGCCCGCCTGGACTTCGGCGCCAAGGCAATCGGCTGGCGCGGAATGCAGAAGAACGCGGGCGCCTAAGGAGGAACGACGTGAAGAACTACGTGCAAGCGGGAAAGACTCTGACGCTGGCGGCGCCCTATGCCGTCAGCTCGGGCGGCGGGGCGCTGGTCGGCTCGATCTTCGGCGTGGCTGCGGCCGACGTGGCGAGCGGCGCCGAGGGCGAGTTTCAGGTGGAAGGCGTCTTCGATCTCGCGCGCGAGACCGGCGCCGGCACGGCTTGGTCGGCCGGTGATCTCGTCTACTGGGACAATACCAACAAGCTCGCGACTAAGACCTCGACCGGCAATAAACTGATCGGCGTTGCGGTCAAGGCGGCCGCGGACGGCGACGCCACGGGCCGCGTCCGGCTCAACGGCGCGTTCCTCTCCTGATGGCGTTCGCCGATTCGGTCGGTCGGGCTGACGAGGCCTGCCTGCGCGCCTTCGGCCGCCAGATCACCTACACGCCGGCGGTGGGCGATCCGTTCACGGTCACGGGCGTTCTGGAGGCGGGCGCGCGGCCGGAGGGTGCGGCGCCGGGCGTCTACGCGTTGCTGTTCGTTAGGGCGGCTGCTTTCGCGCTGCCGCCCGCGCGGGGCGATGAAGTTACCGTAGGCGGCTCCATCTACAAGGTCGTGGATCTTGAAGCCGACGCCGAGGACGGCCTCCGGCTGGTGCTGCATTTCAACCGGGCGGTGTGAGATACCCGGTGGGCTCAATCCTCGGTATAGAAGTGCGGCCTCAGTTCACTTTCGGGTATGTAGCGGAGCGCCTGCCGAAAAATGGCGCGCAGGGTTCCCTTGTCTACCTCATCATGAAGGACGATCGTGAGCGTCTGTCGGACTCCTCCTGGCGGGGTGCGACGCAACTTCACATGGCTCCCGCGCTGAGAAGCCGGCTCGAAGCCGAAGCCGGCAAAGATGCGGAGCAGATCTTGCCCCGACAGCGTGCGCAGTCTCGGCATCAGGCCGCAGCGTCCAGTTCCAGGGTGGCGAGGACGGTGGGGTTGCTGACAAGCCCAAGCTCTGCCAGATCCTCACCTTCAAGATGCAGAGCGATCGCCTCCCGGATATTTGCCGCCAACTCGTCCAGCGTAGGGGCTTCGGTCACCACAGGCAGGTCCAGGCACTCGGCCACGTACTGCTTTTCACCCCGCAGGATGCGCACTTGGATGGTTCGCTTCACAGTTAACCAGCCCTATTGCTCACATGGTACCGCAACCGCCCGCGCAGGGTCGGCTTGACTTATGCCGAGCGTTCGCATCTGGTTCCGTAAGCAGCTCCGGGTGGATCATCTGAACTTTCGCCAGTTCCAGATGCTCAAGCTGGGCACTGTGGGGCTCGCGGCGGTCAAGAACCGGCTGGCCGCCGGCCTGGGGCCTTCTGACGCGCCCGCCAAGCCGCTTACCAAGCGCTACGCGATCTACAAGGCGAAGCGCTTGAGGCGGCGCGCCGTGCGCGATCTCTCGCTCACCGGCAGCATGCTCGGCAACCTCTCCGTGCGGACGGTCAGCGAGCGCGCAGCCAAAGCGGCGCTGACCTCGCGCAAGGAGCGCATCAAGGGACTGGTTAACATGCGTCGTGAACCGTGGCTGGTCTTCTCCCCCGCCAACCGCGCCGCCGCCATCGAGGCCGCCCGCCGCATCTTGTGTGAGATGACGCCACGGCTGATCGTGGAGCGCTTCCTCGGAGCAAGCCAATCATGATCAACCCGGCCGAGCTGGTCGATGCGCTGGTCGCCAAGCTCCGCGCCATCCCCGAGCTGGTCTTAGAGATGGAAGGCAACCCGCAAAGGATCTTCGCCTACCACGACCTCTACCCCAAGCGCGTGAGCCTGCCGCTAGCCATCTACGAGATGCCGGTGCCCTCGATCCTGGTCGCCTGGCAGGGGACCACGCCGGGCAGCTTCGGCGCAGGCGAGGCCTGGAGGCACAACCTCTCGCTTTACCTCCGCGCGCGGGAGACCTTGGAAGGCGACCCGCCCACCGCTTACTACCGCCTCTTTGATCTGATCGTCAACGGCGTGCCGGCCGGTAGTGCGCTGAAGATGCTCTACACCACGGTCCACCCGCGCTGCCACCCGATGGATCTGCCTTCGATCCAGCGCACGAGCGACGAGCAAGGGACCGACTACTTCGAAGTCACGGTGAGCTTCACCGAGATGGGAGACTGAGATGCCCGCCAACATCCGTGAAACCAAGATCGGCTTTGGCTAC